CCTAAAAAATTCTCCGGGGGATATTTTAGGGAAACGTTTTTACCCGGTGTAATGATGCAAGTATCTATTAGCGTGGGCAGCGGTTTTTGAGCGGGCAATTTGGGCCATCTTCCTCCGCATTCTCCTTTCTTAATTTTGGTTTTTTTGGCTGTAAAACCTCCTTTAAAGATATTAAGTTATGAATCAGAACCACTGTTCACTCTAATAGATATTTGCACAAACTATACAAAAACTATAATAAAAGGAGAATAAATATGCCTCGAAAGAAATTCGCAGACTCAATGAGTGATTCTTCTAATCAGCCTTTGAGACCAGCTATTACTCCAGAGGCCAGGGAGAATCAATTAATAGCCCTTAGTTATGATTTAGTTGAAAAAAGATTAAGAGAAGGAACTGCTTCTTCAGCCGAAGTTGTTCATTTTCTAAAATTAGGTTCTACAAAAGAGAAACTTGAGAAACAGATATTAGAAGAGCAAAAGAATTTACTTGTTGCCAAAACTAATAATCTTAAATCAAGCGAACGTTCTGAAGAATTGTATGAGAATGCTCTTGCAGCAATGCGTACATATTCTGGAGTGAACTCTAAGTTTATGCCGGAGGATGAGAATGAACAATAAGTTGAAAACATATTCCGAATTATGTACTCTTAAATCTTATGAAGACAGATTAAACTATTTAAAACTGAATGGAACTGTTGGTGGAGAAACTTTCGGGTTCGATAGATATCTCAATCAACAATTCTATAAATCGAAAGAATGGAAAAAAGTAAGAGACGAAGTTATCATAAGGGATAATGCTTGTGATATGGGTATTAATGATATGAACATAAATGGAAAAGTATATGTTCATCATATGAATCCTTTAAGTGTTAAAGATTTAGATGATAGAGAACAATTATTGAATCCAGAATATTTGATTTGTGTATCTCATGAAACTCATAACGCTATACATTATGGAATAGATGCAAATAGGCCTAAAAAAGAATTTGTTGAACGTAAGCCTAATGATACATGTCCTTGGATAAAATAGGAGTACAAATCAAAATGAATAATCAAAGTAATGAAATCAATGTTAAAGATAGTATTTTGCTATCTATAAAAAAATTATTGATGATTGACCCTTCTTATGAAGTTTATGATGATGATATTATCATGCACATTAACGCAACTTTGTCTGTACTTACACAAATGGGTGTTGGCAAAGAAGGTGGTTTGACAATATCTGATGCAAATAATACATGGGATGAATTTATTGATCTAAGTAATAATGATTTCAATACTATAAAATCTTATGTGTATTTAAAAGTTAAATTATTGTTTGATCCTCCACAAAATAGTGCATTAATTGAGAGTATCAACAATCAAATAAAAGAATTTGAGTATAGATTATATACTTGCGCTGGAGGATATTAATTATGTCTAATATAGATTATGTAAAATTTAAACAAATATACAGCAGCAAAGAATTATTTCATCATGGTGTTAAAGGTCAGAAGTGGGGTATTCGAAAAGAACCAGAACCAGCTGAAAAAGTAGATTTTGACAAAGCTGCACAAGCAGAAAAACGAAGAAATAAAAAAATTAAAAGAACTATCGGTGCTATAGCTTTGGCAGGTATAATAATCGGTACGGTTTTAGCTAACAAATATAGGACTGAAAGATTAATAGCTGATACAAAGTTAACTGATGATGAAATTAAAAAATTAGCTGAAAAAACAATTCACGACCAACGTTCAGATTCTGCCAAAAAAGCAGCTGCTACACGTGCTGCTAATAAAGCAGCTAATGCTGTAAAAGAAACTATTAATAAAGGAAAAGATGTAGCTAACAATGTAACAAAAAATATACCTAAAGATACATATATTAAAGATTTACTTAGAGAAGCTAGACAAAAGAGTTCTACTTTTCGTGATATGAAAGATATGTTGCATCATTCTGGTATAGGCGATACATACTTAGAGCATTTTGGTATTCTTGGACAAAAATGGGGAATTAGACGTTTTCAAAATGAAGATGGCACTTTGACTGAAGCTGGTAAAGAAAGATACTATAAAGATATTATCAAAAACGGTGATATGAAAAAAGTACAAAATGCCATAATGGAAAATAAAAACATTAGTAATATGTTTTTAGATTCAGCAGACAAATATGAAAAATTTGTTAAAGCAAAAACAAATCTTTATAATAATGTGGAAAAAAAGTTAGATGATATTGCATATGATAAAAAATATGATTTTAATGATTTGCCACCTTATGACGAGAATCCTAAATTATGGCATGATACTGAACAAAAATGGGCTAGAGATATACATAATAAATATGTAGAAATAGTAAAAAATCCTAATATTGAAAAAATGTATATGGATTTTGAAAAAGCTGATAAAGAGTATTCAGATAGTCTTCATAAATTGGAAGAGAGTATAGTCGGAAAAGATAGAATTAATAAAGCATTCGGAACTCCGGGACTTGTGGTTTCAGCATTGAATTTTAATGGCGAGATAAAGAGATTACAATCTTTAGCTAAAAATTTAGATGATAAAATATCATCTCCGTCGGTAGATTATGTTCGTTATGATGCTGTTAAAGATATGGATCCATTATCATTTATTTATATGTATACATTTTATCAGTTTGTTGATTAGGAGGAAGATATTATGTCACTATCTAATACGGCTGTGCCTAAATATTATGGCCGTTTTAGAGATGCGGTCATGGCAGGTGAAATTCCTATCTGTAGAGAAATCTCTATGGAAATGAATAGAATAGATCAGTTAATTGAAAATCCAGGAGTATGGTATGACGATGAAGCCTGTGATGGTTTTTTTGCATATTGTGAAAATGAATTAACATTAACTGATGGAAGCGATGTTGTACTTTTAGATTACTTTAAATTATGGGCTGAACAAGTATTCGGTTGGTACTATTTCGTTGAACGAAGTGTATTCGTGCCAGGTGTGAACGGTGAACCAGGTCGATATACTATAGTTAAAATTAAGAAAAGATTGATTAACAAACAGATAATAATTCTTGGAAGAGGTGGTGCAAAATCTATGTATGCATCATTTATACAGAGCTATTTTCTAAATATTGATACATCAACTACTTTTCAGATTACAACAGCCCCTACAATGAAACAAGCAGAAGAAGTAATGTCACCTATTAGAACTTCAATTACCCGAGCAAGAGGTCCTCTGTTTAAATTCTTAACGGAAGGCTCTATGCAGAATACAACAGGTTCTAAAGCGAATAGACAAAAATTGGCATCTACTAAAAAGGGTATCGAAAACTTTCTTACTGGATCTCTTTTGGAAATAAGACCTATGAGTATTAATAAACTTCAAGGACTTAGAGTAAAAGTAGCTACTATTGATGAGTGGTTATCAGGAGATATTAGAGAGGATGTTATAGGTGCAATTGAACAAGGTGCTGCCAAAGTAGATGATTATCTTATTGTTGCTATTTCTTCAGAAGGTACTGTAAGAAATGGTGCTGGAGATACAATCAAAATGGAATTAATGTCAATTCTAAAAGGTGAATACATTAATCCGCATGTTTCCATCTGGTATTATAAACTAGATGATGTTAGTGAAGTAGCTGATCCTAATAAATGGGTGAAGGCTAACCCCGGATTAGGCAAGACCGTTCAGTACGAAACATATCAACTAGAGGTTGAGAAGATGCAAAATGCACCAGCTAATAGAAATGATATTCTTGCTAAAAGATTCGGTATACCTATGGAAGGTTATACATATTTCTTTACATATGAAGAAACTCTCCCTCATAAAAAGAGAACTTTTTGGAATTTACCTTGTTCGATGGGTGCAGACTTGTCTCAGGGTAATGACTTCTGTGCATTTACATTCTTATTTCCATTAACTAATGGTGATTTTGGAGTAAAGGTTAGGAGTTATATAAGTTCGAGAACATTGCATAACTTACAACCAGCTATGCGAATAAAATATGAAGAATTTATACAGGAGGGTTCTCTGATGGTTTTAGAGGGAACCATTCTTGATATGATGGACGTGTATGACGATTTAGACAAATTTATAACAGACAATTCATATGATGTCAGAACTTTAGGATTTGACCCATATAACGCAAAAGAATTTGTCGAAAGATGGCAAGCTGAAAACGGACCATTCGGATTAGAAAAAGTTATTCAGGGAGCTAAAACAGAATCTGTTCCATTAGGTGAACTTAAGAAATTGTCTGAAGCCAGAATGTTACTATTTGATGAAACGTTAATGTCATACGCGATGGGTAACGCTATAACATTGCAAGACACAAATGGAAATATGAAGCTTTATAAGAAGCGTTATGAAGCAAAAATAGACAACGTTGCAGCTTTAATGGATGCATTTGTTGCTTATAAACTTAACAAGGAGGCCTTTGAATAAATGGATTATTTAAAATTTAAAGAGCTACGTCACCATGGTATTAAAGGCCAAAAGTGGGGTATTCGAAGATATCAAAATGAAGATGGAACACTAACTGATGCTGGAAGAACCAGATACAATAGTAAAGGCGAGCCATTGGATATAGCACAAGTAACTGATCAAGAACTAAACAGAATTAATCAAAGACTTAATGCTGAAGACCAATATTATAGAATGTCTGGAAATAGTTACAAGAATGTTGCTTCTAAGAAAGATACTTATATAAAAGCAGGTGCAACTGCAATAGGTACTATGTTAGCCACTGCTATTGGTGGTATGACTCTTGCTAAAATTCGTGAAAAAATTACTGGAAAACCAATGTCAGCTGAAGACATAGCAAAAACAAGAAAAAAAGTTATGGCTTTTGCTGTTGCTGGTGGTGCAATTGGTGGTATTGGATCTTTAGCTAGATCATTTGGTGGAGAAATAAAAGATTTTTCA